ATGATTTTCGAAATGACCGAAAAGCAGTATCAGCTGTTTTTGCATGTCATGCAGGTAATGCAGACATTCTACGGCAACAACTTTTCTTCCATCTGCAAAGAGGTCGGGGACGCCTACGGTGTGAATGATGTGGATATCGAAAAGGCGCATATGATATTTACCGACTTTAAGGTCACAGCTCCCGTGCCTTCCATGCAAAACGCAGCAGGGGAAATCTATCAAACTGCGCTCTCGGCAACGGATATCGCGGTAGGGAACAAGGAGAACCCGTATACTAAGCGCATCGACATGAATGAAAGTGCTTGGGTAAAAGCTGCTGCCATCCTCGATGCGTATTCCAGAATCCTGATGGGACAGTTCGGCATCATCTATGAAGTTCTCGATATAGCTGATACCGATAATAAACCACAGCTGCAGGCGTATCATGACGCTCGTTGGGGCGGCGTCGGCATAGCAGAAGCCCGTGACCTTCTGATTCCACAACTGAAAAAACTCAGGGTTGGCTGGAATGGCAATTTCGGCATCTCCAACGCAGGGCTTGCCTACAACAGCAAACTTGCCTATGAGATGCTTAAAGCAATCCTGTATGCGTGCAGGCAGGGGGACGGCACCGTTCTGAAAGTAACGGACGAGCCGCTGATGTATGCACCCTGCAAATCAAATCTTCATGCGTTGTAAAGCATTTTTTAAGAAGGAGATTTCATGAAAGCCAACTATAAAGTCGTAAACAACCGTCAGGCGCAGCTGAAAAAGGTCATTTGGGACTTCAAACCGACGGGCGCATGTGCCTTTCTCATGTTCCGCTACTATGTCATGAAGATGATGGCTGCAACTGATTCCGCCAAGGAGCAGGGGGTGCCGCTCGGTGACTATACCAAACTCGAAGTCGAGGACAGTGTCAACGAGTTTCTTCGTGACGCGAAGGATGATGCTATTTCGAACTATGTTGACCCCGATGTGGAGCCCGAGGATATCATCATCTACTTCGATGGCACGCCAAAAGAGTTCGCCAAAGAATTCGAAATGCACGTTCTTGTTGCAATGACCAGCAATTTCGAGCATGCGTTCCTCGATTTCTCGGACATCAACAGTATCAGCCGTAGTCACTTTGAATTGGCTGTCGCACAGTTCATGTCCGCATACGAGCGGGAAGAAGGGAAAGTTGATAACTTCTGTAATGATGATAAGGACTGATAATCATGACTGCTCTCAAAAATGCACTCGCGGTAAATGACGGCAAAGCGGTCGTCATTTCGATAAAACGCGAATGGCTTGCTAAAATCATGTCGGGTGAAAAGACGCTCGAAGTCCGCAAATCTCGACCTTGGGAAATCTCGTTTCCATTCGCTGTATTCTGCTATGAGACAAAGGCAAACGGCGGTGCAGGGGAAATCATCGGGGCTTTTACCTGCGAGGACATCGACCAGCTGAACTGCCTGACAGGATTGTCTCCTTACTATGCAGACGGCGAAAAGCTGTCCGGTATGGCGGATAAGTTTATTCGGGAAAGCTGTATCGATATAGCCGCGCTGTTCGAGTATGGCAACAAAACCGGCATGCTGTATGGCTGGAATATCTCAAATGTCCGCAAACTTTCTCTGCCCATGCATCAGCTGCACCTGAAACGCGCCCCGCAATCGTGGCAATACATCAACCTGAACGCAGACGACATAGAAAGCGTAGCTGCCGCCATTGAATGAGCGGGAAGCGTAGCTGCGGGGAAACCATCGAAAGCGTAGCCGCATCTCAAAATCCCCCTTGCACAGTTGTGCGAATCGAATAGAATAGTAAGTGCATGATAGATACCATCTTCTGATTCCCCATACCGGTAGATTCACAATCTGTTATGTGCTTAGAGCAGACTCTCGAAATGAGGGTCTGCTTTTTTGTTTCCATTTTCAGAAAAGGAGGTAAACCTTGAATACCAGAACATTTACGAAATTTGCAAAAGCAGCCGAAAACTGCCGCTACAAGAACGATTTTCAGTTTGATTTGGTGCAGTGCGAGAAAGCGTATCAAATGGGCGGCGAGATGCGGATTGAAGCCGAATGCTGGCTGAATCTCTTTGAGAGCCTTGGAGAAGACGACATCAAATCCTACGTCAAGTCGGTCTATAGGCCAGGAGACCTTGACCCGTTTCGCAAGAAACTGCCGAAGGAGTAAGTCCCATAATGCAGATACTATTTCATCTCATGGCGAATACCGGATGCTTGCCGGACAAGGTCGTTCCGCAAATCCCTACGAATCGGATGAAGGGGGAGGACCAGGAAACACCGAGAATCTGTACCGGACACACACTCGATGACTGCCTGACCGGCATCGGTATCCCGCATTTCATATCGAGTTTCCTGCTATCGGAAATTCGGCAGGGGAGAAGCGCGAAACACGCCGCCGAGACGATGCTCCTGCCGTTCGTCGGAAGAGTGTATTGTGTCGAGGATAACAATCCAGCACTGATACTGGACGATAAGACAAAGTATTTCGTGGCGGATTCCGTTGTCACGCACGAATGCTGGCTGACGGAGTACATCGAACCCATCAAAACGGAAAAGCTATGGCTCGTGGACGGAGAAGTTCAGTTCATACCGTTTTCGCATAACGGCAAACAGTACGAATACCCTGTCGTTCTCGATTCTCAGTGGTCTTCAATTCCGATGCAGCCCGCTCCTGAATTCCGAAAATGCCTTCTTGACATCACCAAGAAATGGCTTGAGGAAGAATAAGATGCGAGAAATATGCCGTGAATAACAACACTGAAATGCAAAAATCGCACACAAAACCATGACGGAGTCTTTTTCGGAAGACTTCGCCTTTTTTTGTTTTTCTCTTGCGTATCCTTGCGAACGGCATAGAATTGGTATTGTACGATAGATAACATTCTACACAGCCGAATCTTTCGGGCGTACATCATTCACAATTCTGTTTTCAAATTAGGCAGACTTACCATTCGTGGTAGGTCTGCCTTTTTTGTTTTCAGAAATCCGTATCCATCTTTTTGAACGTGACTGCAAGGAGGTCCGCTATGTTTAATCGCAATTCCAAGAAAAACACACGCTTCGCCATCTATGCCGGTAACCCAGGTTTTTCCGGCATGGTTATCTGCTCTGATTTTATCGGGTATGTCAAAGCCCCAACGCTCGGCGACGCCTATGATGCAGCGTATCGGTATCTTGCCAACAGCGGATATACCGCCATCGTAGTCCGTGAAGCATGAAGTTTTTCCGACAACCGAACATCAATCACATCCCGCCAGACAGCTTTTGTCGGCGGGAACTTTTATTCAAAGGAGTAATCACAAATGAAAATGAACGACAAACAGAAATTCTATGCCGGGACCACCGCTTTTATGCTCAGCATCATCACCATCATAGGCTGCTTAGCCTGCTTTTTCTCGACGCCTGCGTATGCTGCGCCGGTAAAGTCATCTGATGATTCCGATATCGAGTATGTCACGCCGTTGGAGGTTCATCTTCGTGAACTCAACGCTCAGCCGCCTTTCACGCCGGTACTGCCTATACCTGAGCAGGAGGTGACCGAGACAGAGCCCGAATCTGAGCCTTCTGTCGAGACGGCAGAGACTGCGGCGGAACCGGCAGAAGAACCTGTGACGGACACGATGCCTCAGAACCTTTCTGACAATGAATACGCCATCTATACAGCGTTGCGGGATGCAGGTCTTTCTAAGGCCGGCACTGCAGCTGTGATGGGGTGCATGGCAATGGAGAGCGGGCTTCGTGTTACTGCCGAGAATCCGAACGACGGAGGCTATGGGCTTCTGCAATGGACACACGACCGTAAGACGAATCTCTTGAACTGGTGCTATGCATCGGGTCTGGATGCAAGTTCCGTGTCCGGTCAGGTCCAATTCTTTGTCCATGAGCTCAATGCCACATACAGTCAGGCAGCGGGGTACTCGTATCCGGTATATGAGACACTCACCACGAGCGACAGTGTAGAAGATTGTCTTGCGATGTTCTTCTCGCACATGGAAGCCGGGGTGAATGTCCCTATCTCGTCCAGCAAGGTCTATTGCGGGAACCTGACCACCTTACAACTCTACAACAAGCGGCTGAACGCTGCTTACAAGTATTTCTAAAAAATGAGGCGATTTACTATGACAAACACTGCGTATAAGACTCGAAAACTACTGTCTATGCTCTCCTGTGCCGAGAAGGAGAACGACGGTCTGATGCTGACGCATAACCTGCAAAACATGCAGCGCAACGGCAAGCAGACGGGCTGCTACGGACACATCATGAATATCTTGAACGGAAAATGCGTGTATGTGACCACAGAACGGTCTTGCTATCAGCCGATTGCCGACAAGAATATGGTTCGCTATGCCGCCGATATGAAGGATTACTCCTCTGTATCGCTCGGTGCCAGGGGCCGCAACCAGTTCGTGACCAATGATGAGTTGGTCGGAAAAATCGTTGACATGCTTCGATAACCGGAGCAAAAAAGGAGCATTACCATGAACAGAATCATCTATACCTTCTTCAAAACCTTAGCTGTCCTGTTTGTTCTCTTCATCTTCCTGAGCATCAGTGCTTTGGCACAGTCCTTCACGCTGCACAATATCGCGCTGCTCATGGTCAGTGTCATTTGCCTGAACAAATGCTGCGGGATGATGCTTGCGGCAAAAGCTGAAAGAAAGTGAGGAAAAATCATGAATACCAATATTCGCTGGCTCGCCGCTTATACTGCGGACATCTTTGACGATTATCTCGCCGAGATAAAACTTCCTATCGTTTGCAGTGATGCAAGCGAGGAAGAAGACCGGCATAGCAACGAAAACAGTGCGATGCTGTATGGCATGGAATACTGGAATCTCGTGGAAGATATCGAAGCCTATCTTCGTGCCTCTGCCGAGAAGCCGGTCAATCCGAATGAAATTCTTGCCATGTTCGACACGCTTCTCACGGATAAGGGTCACAGTGACTCGATTCCGAGCGGAGAGAAGCGCGATGAAATCATTGCAAGAATCGATAAACTCCTGAAACCAGCGGAGGTAACAAGATGACACTTACACGAAAAGGCTGGAATAGCCTGAAACCCATCACAGCACCCGAGCAGATGTCTACGCCGATTCACTGGAATCCGATGAGTGATGATTGGAAGCGGTGGATTGACAGCCATCAGGTATATAACGGCGAATCGAGATTCTCCAAGGAGATGCTCGATGCCATGAAAGCACTGCATGACAAGATTCTCAGCTTCGGCGGAGATGAGGTCTGCATGACTGCCTACGACGAAGACGCCGTAAAAACACTCAGTCGGGGGCAGTTCTTCTATGGCAGCAGCTATATGCGCAAGGGTCAGCCCAGTCAATGTCACGCGAATTCCGCTTATCTTTGGGATGCAAACCGTGGTCACTGCTCTATTGCGACCGGGTACGCTCTTTCCGAGGACGGGCTTTGGCGTTGTCATTCCTGGGTCGTACAGCCCCGGAGTCGCACGATGCGCGTCTGGGAGACGACCGTTAAGCGTGTGGCGTATTTCGGGTTCGTGATGAACGATACCGAATGCCAGGAGTTTTTGGACAACAACACCTGACTACAAAGGGGTCATTTGCGTGAACGAATCTAACAATATCCAGAAGTTATCTGAATACGGCATGATTGCTCCGGACGGAACATGGTATCCTTGCGAGTTTGGAGAACATGCGGCTCTTGCGGGGCGCATCATCATGCAAAACAGAATACGCCTGAACCTCTCTGATAAGGAAGTCTTGGACATGGCCTATGATTGGAGCGGGAAGGGTCTCGATTACCTGTACCGGCGCGGTTGGATTGCGGTTCGTAATCCGTCTTTGGGAAAAACATTTCTCGATATGGACGCCACCAAAACCGCAACTCAGGCACAGATGAACACCGTTTTCGATTACATCCACAAATATGAACGCTATGACATGGATATTTCCAAGCTCACAGCGTTCTAAAAGGGGAATTGAAATGAATAATACTATGATTCCGATTTTACCGGAACTGAAATCTGCGATGAAGCAGGTCACGAAACAATATCAGTCGGACTTTGACCTCGACACAAAGGTCATTCAGAAAGCCGCAAAGGAAGCGAAAGCCGACGGTAAACCTCAGACATTTCTGTGGTTTTGCCGGGAAAGCGGGACCTACATTGCGCGGGAATCTAACGCGTATTTGAAGGAATCGCCGATGTACATCTCCTTCCACTACTATGCGGACCAGCAGAGACGGGAAGCGAAAGGCATCAAGGCGTATGTCGTCACCGTTACGGGACTTGATGGCAGAAAACCCTTGGGGTTCGCAACGCCCATCGACTATTTCAAGGAATGCGAGCGGCAGAAACGGTATGCCGTTCCTGCAAATCGGATTGCTCTGCATTTCGAGAAGGAGACGGTCGTTACGGAAAGACCCAAGACCATCCCGCGCCATCACAGCGAGTACGGAGAACTCAAATCCGTCACCTATCTGCCGGATGATGCTGCTGCGCTCGACTATGCGCTTTCCATGGTGCATCAGAGCCGCGAGAAGTCCAGCCGAAAGGTAGGTGCCTGAATATGGGTAAGATTATCGAGTTGACCCATGACGATGTTCAGAACGAACTTGCCTATGCTCTTATCTGCGAGACTATGGAGGGTGCATACTGGAATTCCGGGCGCAGACGCCGTATGTTCAGCAAAGCCTTTACGCGCAGTGAACAGCAGCGCATCTCGAACATCAAGGCTAAGGCACACAAGTGGTATCTCGTTACAGGTGTACCCGAAAAGGTACGCATGAGCTACGACAACTACTTGCTTTGGCAGCGCCTTGCGAACTTCTGTGCAGCTATCTGAGTATCAGCAATACCATACAGTGGGCTTTCCTTTTGGGAAGGCCCATTTTTACTTGCATGTTTGTGCGAACCGAATAGAATGGAAGTGTACGATAGATAACATTCCACTTAGCAGCATTTGCCACCGTACAATTCACAATCTGTAAACAACAAGCAGACCCACCATTTTGGCGGGCCTGCTTTTTTACTTGGAAAGGAGAAATTGCCTACGACAAACACATTAACTGTAGATTTTAGCTATGTTGCCGAATGGGACAACGGTTCCAACCCGAGCATGGTATACGGCGAAGATATCGCTGAGAAAGTTTGAGGTGAAAAAATATGATGTATCTGAAACAGTTCCCGGATATCTGCCGGGAAATGGGGTTTGATGTCGAAGAAAAGGCAAAAACCATAACCTTGCGCATTACCGACATCAATTACTCCATCGACATCAACAAGAAACTCTTTTTGGAGGACCTTGAGTTGATACTTGATTCGTACAGTGAAGTGCGTGAAGCAATCGCCATTTTTGAGGCTAAAACGAAGTCCGGGAAATACGACAACTTGGATGCAACCGAGCTCCAGAAACTCAAGTGCGTCTTTGACAAAGCTTGGGAAACCGGGCGGCTCAAAGATGACACCGGTATGTTCCAGGCAGAAGTGGATACCTGCCATCAGCACGCCGAATATCTCAAGGCTGTTCTTGAAAAGCTGCTGGAAAAGCTGAAAAAGGAAGTCGATAAAGCACGTCTCTATTCCACATCTTCCCATGACTTTCCGATTGTCATGAAACAGATTGATGCATCCTGTTACAAAGCATATGTGCCAACGAAATCTAATAATGGGTTCATTGTTCAGGAATACATCTTTGACCTGAATGACATTGGGAAAAACGATGAGAAGAAAATTCGCGCTCAGTTCGATGAACTTTTCCAGAGGACGAACACTGCTGACAGCTACCGTCTTTTGGCAGAGCTTTCCATCGAGGTTGGATACTTTGTCCCGGTCTGCGGAATTTTTTTCAAAAAGATGGGCGAAGCCGTGTCGTACATCAAGACGAAAACCGACGTTGACATGACAATCGTGCAGTCTGATAAGACAAATCTCGAAATGATTCGGACATTGGATAAGTTTCACTTGGCAATGCTGCTGAATCATATCTGCGCGGACAGCAAAAATTGTCCCTCCTCCACCACAGGCTGGTGTGAATGGTTGGGCAATAACTGGAATTTTATGAATTAAAAAACAATCGCTGATAACATAAGGAGTAAATACCCCATAACAATAAGGAGATAAAACTATGGCACGGAAAGAAATCAAAATTTTCATGGATTCCAAGGAAGTATCTAACTTCCTGAAAGTCATTGACTGGTCCTGGCTGTTCACCTTCCTCAGTGAACGCTACAATGTCTCGCTGAGCCCCCGCAAAGAACTGAAAGAACTGCGCGATGGTGCAGCAATCATCAAAGTCGAATGGCCTGATGAATTGATTGAAAAGTGTGGGATGATGGCTGATGTATTTTCGTCGGTCAAGCTTGCTACGTTTGATTCGTGTTTCAAGCAAGTCGTGGAATACGATGAAGATAAATTCAATAAAGAACGTGAAGCATGGTTTTCCCATCCGACAAAGATATTCAGCTATCTTGATTGTGATGGCACCGTCAAGGAACGCACTCTTGCGCTGAACATTTCCCTTCGTTACACGCTGTATGACGGAGGCTATAATTTCGCAACACTGCTCTATGCGGTTTATTCCGACGTGAACGGCTGGACTGTACAGATGGAAAAAGAATAATATGAAGAATGTGCTCTGGAAAAATCAGGAATTCGAGGGCTTAACGAAGTAAGTATTTAGGAGGAAAAATATCATGGCAAACAATATCAACCGCGAGGGATTCAAAAGGTTCCTCGAGCTCGGCGCTCCTTCGTTCGAAGGCAATATCATTCTTGATTCCGGTGAGCTGTCCGAGTATTACTACCGTTTTATGCGCATACCGCTCGCCTATGGTGAGCATAAGGTAGATGTTCTGTACGGGCAGCGGTTTTATGGAACCTTGGAAAATAAACCCGTAACATTCAACCAGAAGATACGCTTCCTTTGCCTCGTTGTCGATAATGCCAAAACCGTCAATGAAACATTGGACTTCAAAACGATTTTCTGCCGTTCTTCTTTTACCTCGGATTCTGTCATAGAGGAAATGGCACAAAAGCTGTTTGATATGTTCCGAGAGAATGTGACGGAAGAAGACAAGAAGAAAATTCTCAAGGGCGGTTATTACGACCAGACAGCACGACAGAACGCTTTCTGTCGCATAATAAAGGGGTATAAGAATTATCGCAGCCCTATTGACAGCATTGTAGATGAGATTGGAAAAGGGTCTTGCTTTGGCCTGACATCCACAAATGCCGATGAACTGGTAGTGGATTATCTTGCTAATCCCACCGGCTGGGCTGAACGGACGATGGAGAGAATCAAGAAAGCGAGCCTTGAGTATTCCGGGCTCCAGTTCTGGATTACATTGGCCATGACGGAGGAGTTAACGGAAGAGTACGTGAAAAAGTACAGCAATCCCGATACTCCTGAAGGAAAATTCAAATCCTTGACAGACAGCATCAAGAACTATAAGAACGTCCACCTTGGCTTGGACGTCAACGGAGAAATTGACTCTGTCAAGTACCCCGTTGACGGAATTTTCAATATGGATGCCATGTATGATGGATATCTCGATACATGGAACATTGCTCCGCGTAGTGAAGAGGAACGCATTGAGGAATTTTTAGAGGAAAACGATGTTCTTCTTAAAAACCAGGATAAGATTCCGTTCAAGTACATTTCGGATATCCATTACGGAAAGAAAACGGTCTGGAAGAATCCAGATTTCGAAAACTAACAACAAAAAAACCGCCCACAACATAATTTGGTGGGCGGCTTTTTTAGAAATCTACGCTACAATTACAAATTACAGAATAAGGAGTGAGTGGACTGTTCTCCACATCTAAAATTACACTCTTCACCACTCGCCTTCGAATGAGCAACATTTTTTACTTGCCAAAATATGCGAACTAAGTAGAATGGGTATTGTACGATAGATACCATTCCAAATCAAAAAGGCTTTCTGCCTTTCGTACATTCACAATTTCGCTTAAAGGGCGGACTTCTCGATTCTGAGAGGTCCGCTCTTTTCGCATCCAAAACACTTAAAGGAGTTTGTATCATGAACAAAACTGTACCAACTATCGAAATGAACCCCATCGATGACATCCAGCATCTGCTCGAGGAATCCGGCTGCTACGAATCGGAAGTCGAAATGATGAAAACCGCTGGCACCTACGATGCGTTTGTCCGCAAGGTCCACGATGCCATCGACTGGGGTTACCTTTGCACACAGATGACTGAACTGGAGAACAACACGATTGCTGCCGCCATCGAAAAAGTCCATGGCATGACTACCAAGACGGAGGATGATGCGTGATGTTTAAGAATCTGGTGCGCTCGGAAAAATACCTCATTACAGCTGTGCTTTACCTGCCTAAAAACATGGACACCAAGATGGTTTCATTCCTGTCTTCGGGCGCTGGTACCGCAATGCTCGATGACTTGGATAAGCGCGGATACCGTGTTTTCTGTGTTTCGCTCAATTTCGAGCTAAACGCCGAATTGACCAATACTTACAGCTGCAAGCCCGCCAATTCTCTGCTCGAATTGATGAAGCGTGACCTGCGCCTTATCTCCGAGCCGCACATCTACATCGCTGGGTACTGTGACCGGAACGCATCCGAGTGGCAGATGGTTAAGAACTCGACAACAGGTCTTCCTCTCGTATCGCTGGTAGACCATCCTACTGATGCACGGACAAAGGAAGCATTCCTCTATCGGCTCAATGAGAACGGAGAAGCCTGCATGGTGTTCGATTCCGCTTACTTTGGTTCCGCGAACACGCCGATTGGCAGCTACCAACTCACCGAAAAGGAAATCCGCGCCGTTCAGGCAGCGCTTCGAAGCGAGAACTATATTTACTAAAATCAAAAAGGAGAATGTGAACGATGAACCTTATCATTAACACGGTCGGCGGTCAGTTTCTGACTCTCACCCCGGAAATGCTTCAGGAAAAGCTCGGTCTCAAATCAGACATTCTTTCGCTCGGTATTGAGGTATCTGACGGCAATACCGCAATTACCGCTCAGTCCTATACCAAGTGGGAGTGCGCAGGCGATACGATTTGCCCCCTTATCGATGTAAATGTGAAGAATGGCGGCAAGGAAATGCAGGCAGCAATGTTCCAGCTTCCGACGCCCGAAATCCCCGCTCCGTTCTGCCGTCTGTACGACGAGCAGGGCAGCGATGAGGAAGACTGGTTCGCGGCCGCAAGCTTCTCGCCCCGTTCTGACAATGATGGCAGCAAGCATCCTGTGTTTGTGGACGACGGTTTCGGAAAGCCTGTCCCGGCATCCGATGTCATCCAGAACCGTGACGGAGAGTTTTCTTCCCGGTGCTCGACCAGCAAGGAACTGTTTGACTTCAATGTCAAGGTCGCACAAAATCGCTGAGTTCGCTTTTAGTACAGCAAATCTATGTATGACAGGGAGTTGCCTTCGGGCAGCTCCTTTTTTTGTGCCTTTTTCGTTGCACATTCTTGCGAACCGCATAGACTGGTATTTATGGAGGTGTTTTCATCATTGAAAATTAAAAGAGAAATGCCTGTTACAGCAACGCCTACACTCAAATCCGCGTTTTCACTCGGGACAATCGTTAAGGTTCGGCAGGACGCCGACCAGAAATATATAATTATCGGTTATGCAACCGATATCGTGCCCTACGCTTATTATGCTGCGCCATGGCCGCAAGGATTCATTAACGGTGACAGCGTTTTCCTCATCGAGCCGAACGAGATTTCCGGTATCATTGCAGCTGGGACGCAGAACACCGAATCCGTCCTGTTCCTAGAGGCGCTGGATGAGGTCATGCAAAAGGAGACAATCTATGACAGTTAAAGAACTGAAAATGATGCTCAATGACATGCCGGACGACGCTATTCTGTTGACCCGGAGCGCTTTGGACGCATCGAAATTCGAACAAGCCACGGCGCGGGAGATGACTGTCGTTAGCGTTCGCGGCCGTATTATGCTTCCGCGTTGGGCTTATGCGTGCAACCTCACGCCGGACGGGCCAGCAAAGAAGGCAGTATTGTTCGACTGAAAGGAGATGACAAAATGCGTCCCATCAACCAAACACCTCAAAGCGCCGATGGTGCCTACGAGCGCGAGACCATCATCAATTTCTGCGATGCAGAGAAAACCTGCTCGTACTATACGCGAAATTATTCGCGGATGAACGAGTTGCGAAAACTTGCAACAGAGCATCCCGATGAGGTGAAGCTGACCATCGACAAAGAAGATTGCGTAGAAGCGGAATTTCCGAAAAAGTGGGTAAAAATTCGTCCTCCCATGTTTATCTCTGAAGAACGCCGAGCAATCCTGGTCGAAAGCGGCAAGAAACTCGCAGCACTGTCGAAAGAAAAAGCGGCACGCAAAGCCGTGCAGGAAAAGGAATAAGGCCGATTGGCTTTATAATATAATTTTTTAGGAGGAATCATTATGTCCTACGGTTCAGAGGCGGCGGCCCTCAACGCACTTCTCAGCATCTTTGCTGGATTTTGGCTCATCATCCTGGCATTCTTCGTTCTCAACATTGTGGCTGGCTGGAAAATCTTCGAAAAGGCCGGTCAACCCGGATGGGCGTCCATCGTCCCGTTTTACAACAGCTACATCCGGTACAAAATCTTCTGGGGCAACGGCTGGCTGTTCTTTGTCCCCATCGTCTGCACTGTACTTGGCGGCATCCCGCTGCTCGGCACGCTGCTGGTCATCGTTGGCGTCATCATCAACATCGTAACCCTGTACAAACAGAGTGTCGCGTTTGGGCAGGGGATTGGCTTCACCATTGGCCTGTTCTTCCTGAACCCCATCTTCAACATGATTCTGGCGTTCGGTCAGTATCGGTACTTCGGTATCCCGCAGGATGGCTATTCTTATGACCAGATGAAGCAGAAGTACGATGTCTACAAAGCTGCTCATCCTGCTCAGTATCAGCAGCCGACTCAGGAACAGACCCAAAATCCTAATATGACCTATCAGGCACCTGCACAGCCTCAGCAGCCTACCGCGCCTGTTCAGCCTCAACAGCCCGCTGAACCGCAGCAGCCGACTGAGAATCAGGGTCAATAATTACGGCTTTAGCGGACTCTCCGAAGCGGGAGGTCCGCTTTTTTACGGTCATTTTCCGCTATAATTTCAGCCCCTTAAACATAATTGTTGACGCGATATGCGAACCGAATAAAATAAGAATTGTACGATAGATACCATCTACTAAGGCGCTAACTGCGTTCGTACAATTCACAATTTTGCTTTAAGGCGGACTTCCCGATTTTGGGAGGCCCGCCTTTTTGCGCTCAAAAAAGGGAGAACGAAAATGAAAGTAGCTTTTCTTAACTGTACCGACGAACTCAATCCAGAAGCCGGTTCCGAACTCACCTGTGTGTTTCTTGACAAGATACCGGGAACCCTCGAGTTTTGCAAAAGACTCAAATTGAAGGACCCCAACCTGTATTTCGATGCGTATGTCCACAATGGGCAGCATGTGAATGCGTCTTACGGGTATCTGAAAGCAGGCGTTTCTGCAACGGTCGAAGAATACACGCCGCTGCTCAATGAACTGTACGCTGTCGGCTATGACAAAAACAGCATCGAAGTGTGTCAGGACTTCAAATTCTGATGTAAAAAAACACATAGAAAGGAAACGAAACATGGACAGTAGTTGGAAAAATCTTCAGATTCGCATGGAAGCTGCTTGGAATATGCGTACAACCCCTAAAACCAAGCGTCCTAAAACCGGTGATATCATCAGCAGCGCACATTCCCTCGATTGGAATAAAAAGAAGGTGCGGCAGCTTCAGCAGCAATGGAACGATGAAGTAACCAAACTTGTGACCGACCGCAACAAAGCTATTTCGGATGTCATGGTTGATATCCTCACACTCATCCGAATGGATATAAAAAGTGCATCTTCTGTCCTTATCAGTCATGATGCAGCGAAAATGCTTTGGGAAAAGGCGTATGAACGCGGTCACTCAAATGGCTTTAACGAGGTTTATTATGCTATTGAGGACTACGAAGAAGTTGTCATCGAAGCTTTGAAAGGGAAAAGGTGAAAAAATGGAACTCGAAGAATATCTACAAGATAACAATGTAACCCTTTGGCGAAATAACCGTGCATTAGGACCTCAGCAGACGAAATCTCTTGCGGATTTTGATTACGCGGAAGGACTGGAAAACATTACGGGAAAGATGGTTTGGATTTGCGACTATCGAGCAAACGCAGACCCAACCAAAAAACCAATTCGTGGAATTGAACCCACTCCGGTGGTGGTAACGGATGCCAAGGAGACGAATAAGACAATTTATTATTCTCCTATTTATTTCCGACCTGTGAAGAACGGTCATGTTATGTCCAAGGTGATTGCTCCAATGGATAATACAGGCTATCGGGGATACACGGGCGAATCTGTAAACATCTTCTACACGGTTGAAGACTGTGTAAAGTGCTACCGTGAACAGGTGCGACAAGCAAAGGCAATCTACCAAAAGGAACTTGCTCGTATAACCAATCTCTTCAATGCAAGAATTGGGGAACTGAGTAAGTCTTTGAATCCGTTTGCAGGTTACGTTGTTTCGGAAAGCACAGTAACGGTAAAGGTTCGTGCATGGACTACAACGTACCAAACTGCAGAATTTACCTTCAGCCAAGAAATGTACCCCACAGAAGAAAAAATCGACAAATTCAAAAAGCAGGCACTTCGTCTTTTGCCAGAAAAGATTCGCAAAGAAACCGACTGGCAAGCGAAAGGACTTGTTTTAAGGAACGTAGATATTTACGTTCTCGTCGATGGGATGAACGATAAGAGCGCAGAAGAAAAAGTTGCGCTCGAACTGAAAATTTGAGATTGCCATCGAAGCTTTGAAGGGTACGAATAAACAACAAAAATTAACACTGAAAGGAAGATTTGAAATGCTTTCTGTTAAGGCAGGCGATTATCTCTGGATGGTCGAGTTTCGCTTTGGGGTTCCTTATCCCGAGACTATTCGCAAAATGGTGGTCACACACACGGATTCTGATACCAACCGTTTTGAATGCATCCCGACTTCCGGAACCGCAAACCGCTTATATGAGTTCGATGCCAACGGTGTCGAGTATCGAGAAGATACCACAGTCGGCTATGAGCAGTATTTGCTGATTTTCGAAAACAAGGATACCATCTACGATATTTGTGACGCCGTCAGATGCACAAAAGCGCTGTATATGGCAGCACAAAATGACTTTAACAATATTTCTCTCGAAACCCTTAACGCTGCCGCTGAGATTCTCGGCGTGAAATACGATAAGGTGAAGAGAAAGTAAATGCAAAGCATGTCTCAGCACATTTTGTGGCTTGCTTTTTCTGATGTTTGATATTGCTAATGCCGCCAAATGTATTGTATGATAGATACTATGGCGGCTACACTGAAAGGAACTGAACTACAATGACTGAATATATCAATACCTACAATGAACTCTGCGAGAAGGTCAAGCGCTGGAGCGCAGCTTACTACGAGCAGGATGCTCCTGTCGTAACGGATGAGGAGTACGACCGTGCGATGCACGAGATTCGTGACCTCGAAGCCGCGCATCCGGAACTCGTCACCTCCGACAGCCCCACACAGGTAGTCGGCGGCAAGCGCGTTATCGGCATTCCGGTTGAACACCGTGTCCCGATGCTTTCGCTTCTGGATGTCTTCTCAGACGATGAGGTGCGCGATTTCACGGCTTCTGTGGAGAAGGAATATCCTGATGCCACCTTCTCTATTGAGCGCAAAATTGACGGCCTGAGCCTATCTCTGGTGTACGCTAAGCCTGCCGGTTCTGACGGAAAGCTGCGGCTCGTACAGGCGTCCACTCGCGGCGACGGTCATGTCGGTGAGGATGTTACCGACAATGTCAAGGTTCTTGGCATCCCTGTCAATATCCAGATGCCGGAAGGTATCTGGAAAATCGAATTGCGCGGCGAGTGCTATATGAGCGAAGAGGACTTTGAAGCAACCAACGCCAAGCAGGAAGCAGCAGGGAAGAAGCTGTTCGCCAATCCCCGTAACTGCGCTGCCGGTACGCTGCGTCAGTCTGACCCTGCTGTCGCAAAGGAGCGGAACCTGAAAGTGTTCATTTTCAATGTACAGAGTGTCAATGACGGAGAGGATTCCTCTGAGTTTGCTGACTCTCACTGCGACCAGCTTAGCTATCTGAGCGATGTTTGCGATTTCAAGACCACCTACTACGCGCATTGCAATGATACCGACAGTATCCTCGCCGCTATCCGCGATATCGGGGAGCATCGGTATGATATCGATTATCCCATTGATGGCGCTGTCATCAAGGTAGACGAAATCGACATCCGCAAAAAGATGGGTGAGCGGACCAAAACTCCTAAGTGGGCTATTGCTTTCAAGTATCCCGCTGAGGAAAAGGCTACGGTTCTTCGCCGTATCGTGTTGCAGACGGGTCGTACCGGCCGTGTCACTCCTGTGGCGGAATTCGACCCGGTACAGTTGGCCGGAACCCGCGTTGAACGTGCTACTCTGAACAACGCGGATTTTATCAAAAATCTTGACATCCGCATCGGTGACACCATTGTTTTGCACAAGTCCGGTGACATCATCCCGAAGATTACCATGGTCGAGAAGGAGAAGCGTCCGGCAGATGCTGTGCCCTATGACATGTCCAGTCAGGTTTGCCCTGTCTGTGGCGAGCCTATCGCTTCCGTAAACGGGTCTGTGGACCTGTATTGCACGAACGATGCATGCCCCGCCAAAACGGTCAACCGCATCATCCATTTCGCATCCAAGGCGTGCATGGACATTAAGGGTCTTGGTCCTCAAATCATTCAGGACCTGGTCGATAGTCGGTTCATCTCCAATCCCGTAGACCTATACTGGCTCTATGAGGATGAATCTGAACTCATCGACATGTACGGTGAAAAGACGGCCAAGAAGCTGCTTGTAGCCATCGAGAACTCCAAGACCCAGAACGCAGACCGTGTTCTTAAAGGTCTTGGCTATCGTCTTATTGGCGGTCATGTCGCTCGTGCTCTGTTTACCCAGTGCAAGGCAACGGACGGAAACCTGCTCGGCTTATCTGCCCTGTATGTGGATAACATCAAGGATTACAACATCCCCGGTTTCTCTGATGCCATCTACGCTGCTCTGGATGCAATGCTCTCTGACCCTATGTTCAAGCAGGAGGTCACGGCCCTGTACAAGGCTGGCGTCAACCTCGATTACCATGCACCGAATGCATCCGCGAGCGGTTCCGCTGAGGATGCTGTATCGCTTGCTGGTAAGACCTTTGTGATTACCGGAACCCTGCCCACAATGAGCCGTGAAGAGGCCAAGACCTTTATCGAGGCGCACGGCGGTAAGGTGACCGGCAGCGTATCCAAGAAGACCAGCTATCTGGTCGCCGGTGAAGCAGCAGGCTCTAAGCTCGATAAGGCCAACACTCTGGGAATTCCCGTTCTGGACGAAGCAGGGCTTAAAGCCATGGTAAACGCGTGAGGTGGCACTATGTACGACACCAATCGGTTTATCCACGCTGCTGAGCCTTGCGCGTACCGCGAGGCATTTGCCGAGGATATGAGACGCTGCGACAATGCGCTCGGTATGGGCGGACTCATGGGCATCAACGCCGAATGCTGGCTCGATGTACTTAACGGTATGACGGATACTCAGATTGCTGATTATGTCAGCACCAAGTATAAGCCTGGTATCCTGAATCCGTTCAGGGACACCTCGCTTTACATCAAGCACTAATCTCATCAGCCGTTCCACCTCTCGGGGTGGGGCGGCTTTTTCTTTTGAAATGTTGTCTTGACGGCGTTTGCGAACAGTATAGAATGAGTATTGTACGATAGATAACAAACCACGACCAACCATTTACAACCTGACAAAATTCAGACAGGCACCAACCGGGTGACCTGTCTTTTTTTGTTGCAAGACCGCGCAAATACGAGGAGAAAGAGAGTCTACCATGAATACCAACACTGTCAATTCCAAGAATGTCATTTCTGGCGTCAACGATTTGGCTACCAAGTGTCCTAAGATTTCCGCTATGTGGAGTGCCAAGAACACATACACCCCCAGCGAAGTATCTGTAGGCAGCAACAAGAAAGCGTGGTTCGTATGCCCAGATTGCAAGCAGGAATTTAAGGCTTCTATTTGCAATGTCGTTAAATCCTTGACGTGCTACCATACCGGTTGCCCTGTTTGCGCAGGTCGCAAGGTTGTTCCCGGAATCAATGATTTGGCTACCCAGTGTCCTAAGGTTGTTCCTCTGTGGAGCGACAAGAACGATTACACTCCCAGCGAAATTTCTGCTCGTTCGGAAAGACGCGCTATCTTCGTATGCCCGGATTGTAAGAAAGAGTTCGTGACAAGCGTTCGCGCCATGACGCGGGCTATTGCATCCGGTGCTACCTGCTGTCCCGACTGCAAAATGCGGATGCGTACTATCAGTGCAGCTCGCAAGGATGAGCACGATTATGTGAAATCTGTTGGCACTACGATGACGATGAAAAATGGCAGCAAAGCCACCTGTATTGCTTATCATGGTGTCAACAACATCACGGTGGAGTTCGAGGACTGGTTCGTCCTGTACCATGCTCGCTGGAACCAATTTGTCCGTGGTGCCCTTCACCACAACCAGAAAAACATCAACGAATAACAGAAAAACTATCTGACACACAGTTGGCTTTTTGCTTGGAAAAATCAGAAATTAGTGTTGACAGCGCTTGCGAACGGCATAGAATAATAATCGTACCAAAGATACCAGTATCATTACCTGTATAGGTAGTGCAACAATAGCCATATTCACAATCCTCTTTTCTTGAAAAGGACAGACACTCGTCATGGGTGTCTGTCCTTTTTCTTTTGGAGGTTTTTGCGGACTATCTGTTTTTGGTCATGCGGGAACATTCCTGCATCGTAGTACACCACGATACGGTGATTATAATAGATTTCCTGCCTAAAAAGCGGGACGTACACGCTGCGTTAATGCGAAAATCGTTGTTTTGCTGCAAATACAGCAAAGCATCCTTTATACATATCCCAGCCGCGAACGCCGCGTTAGAGCATCTTTTATACATGTTCCAGCCGTGGGTACAACGATAAAGTGCGTTAGCATAAAACGAATATCAATCAAAAAAGGAGAATTATCATGACAAATTTCAAGAAGATATTTTAGCAAGTAAGCGCTTTTTTCAGCAATCATAAGATGCTACGTCGTCTTCTCTAGCTGCTGTTAAAACGCGTGATACTTGCGCTCATCGAACAAATCCCAGTCCCCGTAATTATCGTGATTGTAATTGCGATACTTGCGATAGCAATCTTTTACGCTTGTCTGCTTCCTGTAATAACAGACAAACACACAAACAAATAACAATAACCCCCTATCTTGGGGCTCTACCTGCTGTGGAGATGATTTCAAGAGCAGCACGTTGGCCCCACGATACGGGGTATACTATGAAGGCACATATTCTCAATGTTGGTATTACCAAGAACTACTTCAATGCCGTTTCCAACCAGTTTCTCCCGATGCACAGCGCCGCTTGCGAGCCCATGGACAACATCCTGTCGAACAGCACCGGCCCTGTAAACGCTCTGGTTGCGTTCGTACCAGGCTCCGAGAAGGACCTAATCGGCATGGTTACTGCCGACTGGGGCAACGGTATGGACATCAACGAGGTGAGCGAAAGCCTGCAGTTTGGCTCTCGTCACACCGATGAGGGTCCTCTGTGCATCCACGGCGTAGGTCTCAACAACTTCCTGCTGGTCGCTACCCGGAACAAGTATCCGTGGTTCATCGCCACCAAGAAGCCGGAAGAGGATTCCTACCACCTCGTTGACGGCCCCTTCGACACCAAGATGAAGATTGTTGAACAGCAGGATATCCCTCTTGCCGACATCGTCATGCGTGATGCCTACAAGCCTCTCGGCGCTCCCTCCACCATCATCTATGTGGAGATGGACAAGAGCACCGCAAGCACTATGCTGACCCAGAATGGCAGCTGCGCTCCGAGCAAGGTTTCCAGCCTCAATGTGCTGCGCCGTTCCATTGCGGAGCATTTCGGCGTCAAGTATCGCAACTACCTCAAGCCCGATGATTCCGGTGCCGCTCCCGCCCGTATTCTGATTCCCGACTATCAGATGGCGAACGGCAAGACTTGCGATGTTTTCGTCAAGCCTATCTTCCAGCGCTACAAGGCTGTGACCGGGACGCATCATCTGAGCGTGAACTACAATGGTCACGATATCCCTGTTTCCGTTGAGGTCGGTCTGCTCAACGCAGCCGCTACTCAAACTCGTGCAGTGACCGGTGGTTACGCCCTGAAGCACTATTATCAGGGAAATATGAGCACCCAGGGTGTGGATATCCAGCTCGGCGACCGCGTTATCGCTACCGCACAGTTGGATACCATCTGGGACCGTGCTCGTCATCCTTCCTTCAACCTGTTCACCGGCACCATCGCCATCGATATCTCTGACCTGCCGCGTGGGTTCCTGAACACCCTCGCAAACAAGTCCAACATCGATTTGAGCGATGAGGGCTGGCGTGCCATCTTCGATGCTGTAAAGGATGCTGTTCCTGTCGTGGAAGACAAGACCTGCCCCCTCGTGGAATACGCCAAGCAGTTTGCTGAGCGTATCATGAACAACACCGGCAACAAGGTCGAGCTCCAGTTCCCTGTATATGCGAACCGCACTCGCATCGATGTCCTTGAATACATCGACGAGAACCACTGCAACATCTATGATTTCATGAGCACTGCTGCTAACATGAAGTCCGTTGCTGAACTGCGCACGCATTGGGACGGTATGGTCTCTCAGGGTTGCCAGCCGGTTTCCGCTACGATGTTCACCACCAGTCGCGGTCCGATGCTCAGCCACACCTGTGAGGAACTGAACAGCCTTATCCAGTCCATGCCTGATGACAAGATGAAGGCGGCTCTCAAGGTTGCGAAGGGTGATGTTGCGAAACTGCCTCACTACAACCTCGAAATCGTGGTAGACAAGAACCTGCCTCGCTAATCACACCAATACACTTAGCCGTTGCCCTTTGGGGTGACGGCTTTTTTCGTTGTCGTCTTGACAAACAAAATGGTTCCTGTCCTCACCCACAATATAATGCGAGGTATAGCATTTTGTGCAAATATGTGCTATAATTGGCATAAAAAGGGAGGGACCAGTATGGTTGAAAACAATAATAACAATGGCAAAAAGAGAAATGACATCTTCACCAAAATCAACGATACTATATCCACTTTTCTTGATGGCTACCCGCCTGCCGTTCAGACCGCTGCAAAAGTCATCGTCTTTGGCGGTATGTTCCTGCTCGTCATTGGTATTCTCCATCTCATTTCGCCTATTATCGTAACGGTTGTTGGCAATCTTCTGAGTCTCATCTTCACCTACGGCATTTTGGCACTTATCGTCATTTATATCGTGTACAGAGCCAAACTCACCATGACCCGCGATGAAAACTCCTTTCTGCTGAACGAACGCTTGAAGTATCAGAAGAAGGAGTACGAGGAACGCGAGCGCAGAAGAGCAGAACAAAACAAAAAACAGTAAAATTCAATAGCATTTTCGCTGTCCAGCTTCGGTTGGGCAGCTTTTTCTTTTTATAGCGATAATTTCCTGTTGCCAATACTTGCGAATCGCATAAAATTAAACTCGTAGGAAGGATGTGGTTGTTTTGAAGCTTTTAGAATCCGTATTAGGGAAGGTAGCTACCATCGGAATGGCTGGCTATCTCTTTGGATGGCTTTGCTTTATTGCCTGCGTCATATGCACGCTCGCAAAAGCCGCACAGTGGCGCGATGTGGCCGGTTATTGCGCGTTTCTTCTCGGAGGCAGTTCGATGCTCATTGCCGTTGGCTTTTTGGGGCTTGCGGTCATTGGTCATATTCAGCATAAACGATATGTAAAAGGAGGCAAAGCACTGCCTAAATAATAAGACAGTGCAAAAACAGTATGCAACACAAGAAAATTCTATTCGCCGCAGCTGTCATGATGGCATCCGTAGTGATGTTTACCGGCTGTGCATCTCAGGAGATTCAGGACCGGAAAGCGGCTTCTGAGGCAGCGGCTATCGCCGCCGCGCAGCCCACTGCCACACCGGCACCGACTCCTGCACCTACGCCAGAGCCCATCAATGCATGGTCATTGCTTGACAATCTTCCAGAGTTCGCTGTAGGGACTCTGGATAAGCCCGATATGACATGGACGGATGGGTTGCCTTTGGGTGTAAATCCTCTGACCTATGAGGATGGCGCATTCGTTTCAGGACTCTATTCCTCTGCATCAGGCAGCTCTACACAAATCAAGAGCGTGTCCGTGAAGGATTTGAACGAGATGCCGATTTCCGGATACCTGAAATTGTCCGTTCTGGAAACGGGGGAAACGGTCATCGACAGTATTGAGGATGCCGTGACCGGAGAAGGTCTGGAAAAAGATATCTCGGATTTCTGTGTCTGTACCGAGGGTGAGAATGGGGAATCCGCCAACTACTACCAGATTGGCTTCAATGGTGGTCCGGTATCGAATGTCATGGACAGCACCACGGCTGCTTCTGACGGCATGACTATCGGGAACGCCTTTGAGAATGGCCTTTTCTATTCGACGATGAAGCCTTCCGCTCTGAAGGATTTTCCTGTTGACGGCACGCCCGAGGAGAAGTTCAACGCCCTCTATGCGGTATTCGGTACCCCGAATGGCCTTTATTGGAAGAACAGCCCGACCGGCACGCAGTATACTTCCTTTGATGAGTTCCGTGACGCGGAGTACAACAAAGAGACCGGTGCCAAGTCCTTCTACCTCGTCTGGAACTACGAGGACTGCACCGTTGTGGCATCCTGCAGCGACCAGTTTGACAGTGCCGATGTGAAAGGCACGGCTATCACCGATATCTATGAGTTCCCGGTATTGCAGGGCACCGAGTACATCAATGAAGCCAGCACTGATACTTTCTGGGGGTATCTTGGCTACGGTGACGCGCCTGTCCGTCTGACGGGTCTGTATGCGACTATGCCCGGCGCACCTGCTGAGGACGCTGCCGCTGTTCCGGAATCTGATACAGCAACCGAGTCCGGTGCTGCATCTGATGATGAAAACGCTGCGAATTCTGATGCAGCCGCGAGTGAGAGCACCGATTCATCGTCTGAGGCTGTAAATTCTTCTGTCACTGTCCAATAATTTTCTCAGATTTCACCTTTAAGCCCTTGCGCGAATGTGCGAACCGCATACAATGAAAAATGTACGATGGATACCAACCGAAAGGTAATTCACACATTCACAGTTCTGAACCGTTAAGGCAGACTTTCCAGTCACATGGAGAGTCTGCCTTTTTGTTTTGGAATTTGATTGCAGGAGCCTTTCGGGGTATGCATCGTAAATTTATTTTTTAAGGAGTTTGTTCAAAATGGACGATAACGCTTACCTCGACACTATCAAAGACATTAACTGGGATACCTTCTACCAGCAGAAGATGGCGCTTGAAAGCCTTACCGATTACCTACACCGCAACAAGGAACAGGAAAACGGTATGTTTGGCAGAGCCGCTGCCTGGATGGAGGGTATCCTGACCATGATGGACGGGTTCACGGATGCTGCTGCAGACGAGAACGCGTTCAGTTATCCCGCCCGTGACGAAAATGACCGGCACCTAGATTCCCGATTCAACGATGTTCTTGACCAGTACCCGCAAGCTTCGGCTTGAGATTTCTGATTAAGGAGGAATTTACAAATGCGAATTCGGGAAGGGTGTATTTTAACCGCCACCAATAGCAGCGACGAAAGAGTCAAGTCTCTTATCGGCTGCAAGGGTGCCTTGCATGTCGTAAACGGCGAGCCTCTTCGGTTTGTCGTGGGGACAAATGAGAACGCTCGCTCTTTTACGACTGCCACGACAAAGCGCCTCGGCGTGATTGGCGTGAATATTTTCGTTTCAACCGTTACCGGGACCGAATACACATTCGAGTTCCGTTGATTTCACCAAATACGGCTGCTGTTCAAGAAGAGCAGCAGCCGCGTTTTTTGTTAAAGGAGTTGATTTTTTTTGAATATCATTACTCGTGCTTCCGTAAAGGAGCGCATCCATGTCGAACAAATCATTCGCAGCCAGCCGCATATGCACAACAGCGGCCTTGTCGATATTGTTACCATCCCGGTTCGAAAATGTTTAGGACTTTCTATGGATGTCTACAAACCAGTCGGAGAGGTCAAAGAACCACTACCCATCATCCTGGATGTTCATGGCGGGGGCTTGATTGCCGGCCGCAAAGAACAGAACAGGAATCTTGGTATCCAACTGGCAAGAAGAGGCTATATCGTTTTTATCCCCGATTACCGTCTGGTTCCCGAAACGGATATCTTCGGACAAATCTCGGATATTCTCGATGCGCTCGCAGTCATTGAAGCGAAAGCGGCAGAGTTCGGCGGCAACATCGAAAAACTCTTCGTTACCGCAGACAGTGCCGGTGCTTTCTTGGCCTCTATGGCCGTTGCTTCACTACACCATCCTGCCGAGATGCAGCCGGTCATCCGCCGCCTTGAAAGGTATATCCCGCAAAAGGTTCAGGCTCTCCGCGTGACTGCCATGGGTTTTCAGAGTGGGATGTTCTACCTTTACAAAGGTCAGGTTGGATTGCTGGCGGACAACTACATGCAGAAGGGATGGCGCAAAGAGAAGTACGCTTCCAATATTCGTCCCGAATACTATTGCAAGCTGCTGCCGCCGTGCTTTCTTTGTTCCGGAAAAGGAGATTTCCTGAAAGGACAGACAAAACGTTATGTGAAGCTGCTGAAAACCAACCACCAGTACCATCAATTCGTATTCTGCAATGTAAAAGAAGCCGACCACGCTTTTGCCGCACTTCATCCGGAAACGGCATGGGGGCAGATGGCAAACGATGAGATGCTGGCGTTCTTTTACCGCTGCGCACGATAAGATAAGGAAAAATCATGGCACACAAAAAAATTATCGACTCTGTGAAGAAACAGGGTCAAGTAGCCATCAAAGACCTCGATGAGTTCCTTCGCTTCATTATCAACGAATCCGATATGCGGACATATGATGACAACTATATCAGTATTCTCATTCCCATGAAGTTTGACATCGATAAGGTGTTTGGACTCGATGTCTGCAAAAGAAGTGATGACGACTATGTAATTTTGTATTCATGCTGGTATCCGAACAAGGATGTTTTCGGCAGACAATTTGAAATGCGGCTGTACCACTACGACAACTCTAACGACGATGACGACCTCGGACTCGATATTGTTATGACGCAGAGTCAGTACGATGCAGTCCTGCAGAGATTCGAGGAGCAGTACAAAAAGGCTTACGGAGTTGCCATTGAAAGAGGCTGGGAAAACTCTCTTTTTGACTGCTGCGAGAACGAGGAGGAAGAAATTTGAATATCAACCGTTATGCGCTTCGCAAGGAGCGCTCTTTACAGAAAATCATAAGCAAACAACCGAAACCCAATACCACCGCAATCGGAGTTTGCAGCGAGACGCAGGTCACACATCACATCATCACGAAGAGAAGTGATGAGTGCCTGCCCATCTCTGCGTTTGTTCCGAAGCACAAGGAAGGCGACGGCAAGAAATTCCCTGTCATCATCGACATCTACGGCGGCGATTTCGTTGCAGGACGCAGTGCCCTGAACCGAAATTTCGGAACGTGGTGTGCGGAGCATGGGTATCTGACCTTTATTCCGGAATACACCCAGGTTCCAGAAACGAATCTGTTTGGGCAGCTCGGCGACCTTTTGAAGGCGTTCGTTGTCATCCACCGCTGTGCAGAACGGTATGGCGCAGATATGTCCAGAATGTATCTGGTAGGTGACGGTGCAGGTGCTGCACTAGCTTGCCTCGTATACGCTCTTCTCTGGAACCCTGTATCCATGCAGCATCTCGAAGATGAACTTCCGTTCGATGTACCGCAGGAAGCAAAACTCACGTTCAAGGCTGTCTGCTTGCAGAATGGTATTCTTGACCTTTCCAGCAGAAAGATGAACGCTATCGCGCCTTATCTCATCGAAAAGGATTGGAAGAAGACCAGCTACGCCGAATGCCTGTCGCCTAAGACTTACGCCAAGATGCTGCCTCCGTGTTTTCTCGTCACGAGCATCACTGATGCTCATAAGCATGACACGAATCAGCTGGCTTGGCAGTTGAAGTTGAAGGGTACGAGGTATTCGGTACATTCCGCAAACAATCTCTTTGCGAAAGAAAGCTTTGCTGCACGGCATCCCGAAACTCGGTATGCGCAGGCAGCTAATACGGCTATGCTTGCATTTTTCGAAAATAAATAACACCAAAAAAAAGGAGAAATCACAATGGCTAATTATCACAAAAGGAACAGCATCCGTGCGGTCCAGTGGGACCCCGAAAATGCGCAGAGCTTCGAGGACATCAAGAAGCTGATTGCCGAAAATCCCGGTATTGGCTGGAAGGCAGATAACATTGTCCGTAACGACGCCAGCGACAACATCATCATTCGCAGCTTTGGCATGATTGTACTGCGCATCAAGCCCTACGAATATCTGGTGGAGGGCAAGAAAGACAGCCTTTTCACCGTTCCGCCTGAAACTTTTGAACTCATGTACAAGTCGGATGAAAGCAGAAAGTGGTGAAATACAGTCAATAACCCACGACTAAAGTCTCGGGCTTGCTCCGGTAAGTCTGCACTTTAGAAGTGTCCGCAAGGATATGTTGACTACCCTTTGCACATTAAGTTGTGCCCCGTTATAAGCGAATAGACAGTTACCGTAGCATTCGCAAAAGAAGCCAAATGCCTTATGTTGTCGAAGGCTATCGTCTTTGGGATAAGGTTCTCTACAAGGGGCAAGAGTGCTTCGTTTCCGGTCGTCGTGCATCAGGAAGCTTTGCTCTCAGAAAGCTTGATGGCACTGTCGTTACAAACAGTATTTCATTCAAAAAGTTGCAGCTATTAGAACCTGCAACAAATTATCTAATAGAAAGGATGTGAATGGGCAATTCCTCCCACGCCTAAAGTCGCGGGTCTCCTTGCCCTGATTTACAATGATTGAATTCAACAAACCTTACGACAAAGCCTACGGATTCTGGCATGTCACCACGGAGGGTGACTGCGAGGGTCGCTCCATCACCGACCTTGGTGTCTTTGAGGGAAATATCGATACCATCGCGTTGGCGCTCGCCGACAGGTGCTACTATTACACCCTTTATTTCACTGCCGTAGACCCCACCGCCTATGACAAGGCCCCGAAAAAGGATGAAATCAACATTTCCATTTACGGTGCATCCGGCATGTACGACATGACGAAAGAAGAGCGTTTGGACGCGATGCGGAATATGCTGAAAGACCGTCCCGTCTTTGTGCGGGATGGCGACCGCGCCGATACCTTCATCATCAGCACCAAGCAGGAATCGCGGGAAAAGCGCAGGCAGAAGGTTCTCGATAAACTGACTGCCGAAGAGCGCGAACTGCTTGGCGTTTAACGAGGCTGTGTAAATTATGAAGGACCGCAACCGGGAAATTGCGTTAATGCCGGAATTCGATAGCGAAGAGGCGTTTGACGCTTATTTTGCAGAGAAAACCGCAGCAGTGGCACCGTACCGCGATAGGCAAGGACGGCTCGTTCTGGACGATATCCATGACTTGCCCGAGGTCGTCGAGAAGGTGTTTGCCGGGCATCCGGAATTCACGCATACATTTTTCCATGAGGGCAATTAAACATTTGCATCTTCGTGCGAGTCGGATATAATTGAGATTGTACGATAGATACCATTCTACTAAGGCGCTGACTGCGCTCGTACAATTCACAATTTCGCTTTAAGGCGGACTTCCCGATGTTGGGAGGTCCGCTTTTTTGCGTCAATTTCAAAAAGGAGTGTATTAAAATGACTAACGCAAATGAAATGGCACAGAAAGGCTTCGACACAGGTTTCATCGATGCCAATGACAACGAGCTTCATGTGGGTGACTATGTCCGTATCTGCGGCCATATTGGAAAAATCGTTTTTTCCTGTGGCGCATTCGGCATCTTCATTGCAGATGAAGTTCCTTGGGATGCCCTTGAAGAACTGGTTCGGAAAGACAGCGGTAACCGCGCCTCTTTCTTGTACAATGACACCTTCATCAGCTTTTGGGAGATTGTCTGGAACTTGAGTGAGGACACGGACGAGCCGTGCTTGCCCTATGTTGAGAGCATCACCGCGACCGGCGGCATTTTCACCGACGAGAACGGCAATAAGGATGTCTTCATGGGCTGCATCAACGGTTGCTCCGCCACATTGACTCAGTGCGAATACACCTGTGGACGCTACTACACCTGTGATACCGTAGCAGTGGCAAACGACCTCTTGCGCGACAACGAGAAGCGCAAAAAAGAAAACAACTGACGGTTGGGCGTGCTTTTCTACGACCACCAAAAAAAGAAAGTGAGACATTACAATGGCTAAAAAGCGTGCTATCAAAGGAATCACAAAAATCAACCAAAAGCAAGCAGCACTCGAAGGCTATTCCTACGAAAGGGCCTATTATACCGCAAAGCAGGCAGGGGAACCCTCCTACCGATTTGCTGTCGGCGATAAGGTACAGGTAGGTCATCTTCTGAACTGTGTTGTTGATGAGATTCTGGAAGGCGGATACATGTACCTTGTCCGCAGTGGTCCAAGCAGCGATAACTATTCCTGCTGGGCTTGGACGAACGTTCGCCCGCTGGATGATGACAAAGACACGCGGTTTGCAAAGCGTGACTCTGCACTGTCCCGTCTGCATTACTCGAACCGCAACATGTACTCCCTTCTCAATTATCACTACCTGTTCGGCGTTGACTTCAATCCCGATTATCAGCGTGGTTCTGTTTGGGATGAGGAGGACAGGGAAAAGCTGCTGGACAGCATCTTCGCAGGACGCGAAATTGGTCGTTTCGTCTTCAAGCAGTTACCCTTTATTCGCGCAAACGACGATGGCAACTACTACGAAATCGTCGATGGCAAGCAGCGTATGTTGACCCTGCTTGCTTTTTACGAGAACCGATTCCCGTACAAAGGCGTATTTTACAACGACCTTTCCGTTCTGGATAAAAACTGGTTCATGGATGCTTCCATTGGTGTTGCTGAACTTGACCAGAATACGACCCGTGCAGAGGTTCTGGAAGTCTTCCTCGCTCTGAACGAAGGCGGTAAGCCTGTCGCAAAGGAAGTCCTCGACCATGCACGCGAGCTTCTGAAAGGGGAGACGGACAATGGCAAAATGTAACTGTTGTGGGCGCGAAATGCTGACTGCTAACGGCTGCTCGTATAAGCGCGTAGTCGTTAAAGGCGCACACAAGGAAACTTTTAAGCGCATCAAAGTCGGCGACCCCGGCGACTGGTACGAAGAGTTCGTTGGTACTCCGGAAGAGAAAGATATCCGCTGTGGAGATTGTGGAGCCAAAATTGGCTACTACCACCACTACGGCTGCGACATTGAGAAGTGCCCCATTTGTGGAGGGCAGTTCTTGAGTTGCGACTGTTTGGAAAACTTCGATTCTGCTGTGCTGACCATCTAAAGAGAGGTAGTATAAACTATGTTGACTTTTACTGTTGAGGAACTGATTCGTTTTCTCTCAAACTGGACCATGACCTTTTTTGAGGGAGCAAAACGCAGCGGTGACATTGTGTTTTCCCGCTATTACTCGTTTTTCAAACATCCGGTTTTGGTTAGAGAACATCAAGTTGAATCGCTCTATGTTATGGTTCAGAACCGGGATTCGTCGGACAATAAGAAGCCATCCTTTTCACGATTCGCAAAATGGGAATTTGGCGGCTTCATTGTGGATAGCAAAACTATTTACATGGCCTCCAAACCCGTAAAAGCGTTGCTTCAAAGCAGCGATTTCATCGACGATATGGATGTCTTCGAGAAACTGGACAGTATCCGTATTCCGCTGTTCCGAAAGAACATTCCGGCAGACCCCGCAATGTTTCAGGATAAGGATACAGTGGATAAAGCAGTCCGCAATGCTTGCTCCGCCTTTCTTTTTGGAACTCGATGCAATGAGTTCTCCAACCTGATTCGAACTATGTATCCTCTGAACGATGACGATGTGATTCACTATTTGTCATCTCCATCGGATTGGGCTGAAGAGACAAGTTCTGTCATTACGGCAAGCAACGGAACGGCATCCAGAATTTATTACATGGCCCGGCTGATTGCCATTGATAGGATGTCGGAACTATTCCTTACGTTTTATGAGCACGACAGTGCCGACCCTAAGGACATCACCAATGTGTGCAAAAGCATGATGGATGCTGTCGAACCTTATAAAGTCGTCACTCTCGTCATGGACTATATTGACGACAAGAAAATGGGTGAGCATCTCGAAGTGGATTGTCCCAGCCACCTTATTCGCGATGCGGATGTACTGCGCAGGAAAGGAATCTCCGTGACTCGTATCAGCGCCTTCGCAAAACCGGAAGACACTCAGCGATTTGTTTGCAAGCATCCCAACCTCATCAAACAGGTTGAAAAGGGAACCAATATGTTCGATGTCTTCGTTTTTCCAATCGATTGTATCACGCGTATCCGGGCTGGAGAGAAGGCTCTGTGGACCAACCCGACCACGTAATGCCAGAGGCATCTAATATGTGCTGACAATCTGAAAAGAGGTATAAAGAATGCTTAAACAATCCATCGGTATGACCGAGAACAACGCAAAGCAGATTGCCGAGATGTATCTTTCCCGCTACAATCCCACCTATTGGGATGGCAGCGGCAAAGTTCCTTCCGAAGTAATCTTTGAAATTTGCCGGGTTGCGGTAGATAGTATGTACAATGGCTGCACGCTTGATATCCAGCTTTGCAAAATCGATGCCTGTCCTTGCTACGCCGCCTCCATCCATTTGTTTGAGGGCGGTTTCTGGACGGGTCATGGTATCGGCTGTTTCGACAAAACGGCCCTGTGCTATGACATCGGTTCCGTACACTCTCTGGCAAGCGCAATCATGCGTATCTGCGCCACCTATGAGAATCTCACCAATTTTCGTAAGGTTTTTGTTGAGCGCCTTGTTATCAGCAAAGAGCGCATGAACGAAATCAAGCAGTACACCGACGGAGGCAAAAAGCAGGACGAGATTGAGTTCGAGTCCGTTACCTTTGCCGATGGTATGTGCATGGATGTGCGCTGCGTCCCGCGCAAGGATGGTCCTTCGTGGTGCGAGGCTGCTATTTATTACGCGGACGAAGATGTTGTCACATCCGAGCCGTACAATTCGTTCTACAATCACTGGGTCTGCCAGACGGCAAACGCCACCTACCATCTCTATATGTGCGTTGCCGATACCGAGTGATGGTTGACGCATTATGCGAGTTGCGTAAACTTGTAACTGTCTGTTTTTTGTTTTGCAGACAACGAAGGAGGTTCCACATGTACATCCGCAACTTGACCCCGCATAGCGTGACCGTGGCCGGCATCACCATCGAGCCTTCCGGCATAGTCGCTCGCGTCTCCGCAGCGACTGCCGATGCTGGCTCGGTGGACTTCAACGGGACCACTATCCCGCTGACGACCACCGTCTACGGCGAGGTGCAGAACCTTCCCGCCCAGCGCGACGACACTCTGCTCATCGTGAGCAGCCTCGTCGCCGCACGGTGCAAGGACCGTACCGATGTCTTCATCCCCAATGAGCCTATCCGCGACGCGGAAGGACGCATCGTGGGGTGCAAGAGCCTCGGTCGCGTCTAACCGCACCACCCCTTAGGCAGCACTTGCCTCCTGAACGATACAGGTACTAAAAAAGGTGTTCCGAGATTGCTTGGGTTAACGGCAACGTAGAGCGTGACTGAATATCCACCATCGGGTCACACCAGCTCTATCAAAACGATGGATTGCAATATGAGGCTATATCTCAAAAGTCAGGACAGTCGGCAATGGGACGTCCTGCACCAGAATTTTCTGGCTGTAGAAAGAAGCTGTACTTATACAGTGAGCACTCATTGCGCCAGTACGAGGGCACCAACAGGGAATACATAACCTAGGTGATATGCCGAGCTCGTATAACGCCATATCGGTGATTCTTGTCTGAGAATCGGCGTTGGACTTCACTCCCGGTGCAGAGGAGTAGTCAATCAGGGTCATCCTGAATCGACGGGTAGCAGGTTTTTGACATCCTCCACGAGGATGGCTTGCTATCAGAATGAATTGTGCTGACACACGATTCGTTCCATTTGAGCCTTGCAGAAATGCGGGGCTCTTTTTTTGTTGTCAATTCGTGCGAAATGAGTATATTTGGAAATGTAGAAGCCAAGCACCGAAAGGAGAATCCATATGTGTTGTCTGAAAATTGATACTGAAACGCTGCTGGCGAACTGTCTAAACACTTGCAAGACTTATCAGATTGCGCCGTAAAACCCCTTGTTTTAGCTATGGGGATATAAGGCGCAGTGAAACTTAGTCTGTAATGTTTACAATTTGTACAAGTATTAAATGGCGAGCCGTAGTATAATGCAACTATGAAATACAAAACAAAAACAGTCTACTATGCTGGTGCGTGAAAATCAAACCATCTGCATCGAAGACC